AGAGCGTTCCATCCCCACAGGCGCAAAGTTTTACTTGCCCACCGCGAGTTTAGACATCGCCACATCTATTGATCTATCTGAAGGTGATCAGACTAAGTTTACTGACTTCCTTGAATGGATTAATAATTACAATGATTACATTGTATCGGCTTGGGACGAGAAGCGTTCTAAGAAAATGGAGTCAGAGGATGAGGAATTAATCGAAGACTTCATCGACATTGAAGTCGGAGGAGAAGATTAATGAATGTGACACATCCTTCTGAGATTAAGATACACCGGTATCTAGAGGATGTTCGCAAGGGTAAGCGTGGCATGTCAGATGCCACCATTGCCCGCATTGTTAGAGATGTTAAAGAGGCTGTTGAGAAGCAGTTTGCGGGCAAGGAACGTAAGTTCAACCTGCGCATGTCAAACATAGGAAGACCTTACTGCCAGTTGTGGTTTGACAAGAATCAACCAGAAGAAGGCATTGAACCTCCTGCGAACTTTTTAATGAACATGATGATCGGGGATATTGTAGAAGCTGTTTTCAAGGGTGTGCTGACTGAAGCAGGTGTAGAGTTTAGTGATGGCTTTAAATCGACACTGACAGCAGGAAGACACAAGATTGATGGGACACATGATTTGATCATGGACAAGAGGGTTGACGATATCAAGTCTGCTTCTCAGTGGTCCTACAAAAACAAATTCAAAGACTACGCCACTCTCAAAGAGCATGATGCCTTCGGCTACATTGGTCAGCTTGCTGGATACGCTAAAGCTTTGGGAGTTGATCCGGGTGGATGGTGGGTTGTCAACAAGGCGAATGGCGAGTTCAAATACATATCTGCGTGGGACATGAAAACAGAAGTCGATAGTATCATTGACGATGTTGCAAATAAAGCGGATAAACTTCAATCAAATCAATTTGTTAAGTGCTTTGAGCCTGTCGAAGAAACCTTCAGGAAAAAACCTACAGGCAACAAGGTTCTTGGGGAAGAGTGTGGTTGGTGTAAATACAGGCATAAGTGTTGGCCCGAATTACGAGAGTTGCCATCCCTTGTTTCTCAAGCTAAAGAGCCACCTATTGTACCTTATATAGAGATCGCTGATGAATATAAACAAGAAAAGTCAGATAAGAAGAAACGCGCTTAGGCACGGTTATCGTTCTGGCCTTGAGCATATTGTTCGTGACTCTCTAAAAAGTCGTAGGTGTAATGCTAAATATGAGTGTATTAAGATTGAGTGGGAAGATCTCACCTATCGTAAGTACACTCCAGATTTTTTATTACCAAATGGAATAATCATAGAAACGAAAGGCAGGTTTACGCCTGCTGATCGTATGAAACATTTGGCGGTAAAGAAACAGCATCCCAATTTAGATATCCGATTCGTGTTCAGTAACAGCAATTCAAAGTTGCGTAAGGGAGCTAAGACTACTTACGCAGATTGGTGTGACAAGCACGGGTTCCTGTACGCAGATAAAGATGTACCACAGGAATGGATAGATGAGAGCAAAAAAGATTGCCCTTCAAAATTAGTCACCTTCCCATTCAATAAAATTGTTAGGTAATATAATGTCAGAAGAAACAAAAGAAACTTCATTTGCCGTTGTCCTTACACCAGAGTTTGGTGAGGAAGGTAAGTGGACAGGTGTTGTTGGATGTCATCTTGAAGAAGACGTTAATCATACTTTTAGTACGGACGAGTTAACACAGCTACGTACCGTTTCCGCAATGATGGCTACGACACTTACCCTCATGGAACAAGATGAAGATTTCTTGGAGTATGTCAAAGAAGTATTTTTAGCCACTAATCAAGAAATGATTGATGATTTTATTTTAGCCGCAGAAGAAGACAGACCCAACTTTACAAAAGAAGGTAATGTAATTACCCTAGACTTTACCACGAAGACACACGGGAGTGCATGATGAGCCTCAAAGACATTCGTAAAGATCTTTCCCCAGAAGTTAATGCGGTTATTGAGGATATGATTGATGACAGCATGTATCACGAAATCGATAAGCCAGAGCACTACAATTCTGGAGAGATTGAAACAATCGACTACATCGTGGATGTACTTGGGCCTTATAATGCTATTCAGTATTGCCATGGTAATTTTCTCAAGTATACTGGTACTCGCTTGTGGACTAAGGGTGATCCAATTGCTAACGCAGAAAAAGCTCTTTGGTATCTTAAATACATGATTCAGTTGATGAAAAAAACTGAAGGGGTTAATTGGTGATGACCGTAGAGATAAAGGTTGACTTACAGTTTGAAATAGATATAACTGAATTTTCGCCTGAACACAGGAACGAAGATGGAATCACAGAAATTGTCAGTGAAGTGCTCGATGCATGTATGTATGACATTCCGGGTGCTGAACTCAAAAAATGTGAAATTTCTATTGAAGGAATTGACTAATGCAAGTAGTAAAATACAAAGGAATAAACATAGATCTCGATAGGGATAACAGCCTCTCAGAACAGGCAATGTCCCTACTCAAAGATTACTACATGCTGGATTCAGAGTTATACGCACAGCAAGCATTTGCACGTGCGGCTGTAGCTTATTGTGAGGGGGACTATGACTTCGCTCAACGTATTTACGACTATGCTAGTAAGCGTTGGTTTATGTTCGCTAGTCCTGTGCTTTCAAACGCACCGGCTGACAGCGATGAGCCAAAAGGATTGCCGATCTCTTGCTTTCTTTCTTATGTCGGTGACAATCTTAACTCTCTCATCAGCCATAATGCTGAAGTTGCATGGCTATCCGTAAAGGGTGGTGGTGTCGGGGGACACTGGGCTGATGTACGCCCTGTCAGTGACAAGGCACCGGGTGTCATACCATTTTTAAAAGTTGTTGATTCGCAGATGACTGCGTACAAACAAGGTAAGACTCGCAAGGGTTCTTACGCCGCGTACCTCGATGTGTCGCATCCAGAGATCATTGAGTTCATTAACTTTAAAGTGCCCACTGGAGGCGATGCGAACAGGAAATGTTTTAACCTGTTTAACGCAGTTAATATTACTGACGATTTTATGGAGGCAGTACAACATGGAAACATCTGGGAATTACGATGCCCTGATTCAGGAGCTATCAGATCTACAATCCAAGCTAGAGAGTTGTGGCAAAGAATACTTGAAGCTCGTTTCAGAACAGGTAGCCCTTACCTCAACTTTATCGACACAGCAAACAGAGGGTTACCAGATTCTCAAAGAGCACTTGGACTCTCAATTAGAGGCAGTAACCTCTGCAATGAGATTCATCTCGCAACATCTGAAGAACGCACAGCAGTTTGCTGTCTCTCCTCCGTCAACCTTGAAAAATGGGATGAATGGCGAGACACCAGAATGGTTCAAGACTTGGTACGACTCTTGGACAACGTCCTTAAATTCTTTATCCGGTATGCTCCGGAAGAATTAGAGAAAGCTAAATTCAGTGCTTATATGGAACGGTCCATCGGCTTAGGTGCGATGGGCTTCCATGGGTATTTACAGAACAAAGGTATTGCATGGGAATCTTGGCAGGCGGCTAGTGAGAACTACCAAATGTTCAAGAAGATCAAAGAAGATGCGGTGGAGTCTACTTGTGAACTGGCTGAAGAAAGAGGTGAAGCACCGGATATGGCAGGTACAGGGCGGCGTAATGCTCACCTACTTGCGATTGCTCCGAATGCTAACTCGTCTATCATATGCGGGTGCTCAGCGTCTATTGAGCCTATCAAGTCGAATGCGTATACGCACAGAACACGTGCAGGTGCGCATCTGGTTAAGAACAAAGCGTTAGAGGAGGTGTTAGATGCTCATGGAGAGAACACTGAAAGCACGTGGAAGACTATTATTGCTAGTGAAGGCTCTGTTCAGCATCTGGAGTTCCTTAGCGAGCAAGACAGACAAGTCTTTAAAACTGCATTTGAACTTGACCAGACGTGGGTTGTGGAGCACTCGGCTAAGCGACAGGAGTTCATCTGTCAGGGACAGAGCGTTAACTTGTTTTTTCCAGCAGGATCACCGAAGCCGTATGTCAATTCTGTACACATCAAGGCATGGAAAGAAGGTCTCAAGGGGCTCTATTACCTCCGCACAAATGCCGGTGTCTCAGCAGATAAAGTGGGTGCGTCAGTTGAACGTAATGCGTTGAAAGATTTTGAGTCACCTACAGATGGGGAAGAGTGTATCTCTTGTCAAGGATGAGTAGAAAGAAGCAACTCAATGTGTCCATTGGACCAATAGAACATCCAGATGCTACCAAAGACAGAAGTCACATGGAGCTTACGTGCTCCATATGTCACTGTGAGTTTGACATTGAACTTGAGGGTGGCATTGATGGATACTTAGGTGTGCTACCTGTAGCCTTTTGCGCCATGTGCTTTTCAGGTATGGATGAATTTTTTACACAGCTACATGGCTGTTATGACGATGAACACAAAGGATATGAAGATGATAATTAATGGCGTACACATGAATGATAAGGGCGAGCCGATTGATAGGTTTGATCTTGAACAAAAGATTATGGAAGTGTGGCATTTAGTAGATGACCTCAAGCTTATCACAGAACGCTTAGAGTACATGAATGAGGATCAGGTATTCTCTACTGTACATGGACTACAGATCTTTGCTGACATGCGCTGTGAGAGCCTCTGGAATACCTTTGAACAGTGCATTAGTAATGGAGTATTTGATGACA